GTCCGCAGGAATGCAGCAGGCAACCCTAACACGCCAGGTTACGAACCTCAAAATATGGAATTTACGGTAACCGAAACTTATGTATCCATACAAGGGACTAACAATGTATGGTACAAGCACAATTATCCCAATGTGGCTCCATTTTACACGGCGGACTGTTTCTGCGGCTCACGAGAGCAGTTGCTAATGAGGATTTACACCTTCGACAATCAAGGTAGAGTGGCCGAACGAATGAGGATACTGAATGCCCTCGACGAAAAATTCAAAGAAGTGTTTAACCGGTAAAAAATAAAAGCGATGCTATACGAAATCAAACTGAAAGTCAACAAGGAGAATATCAAGGGTGAAGTGAAAGAAGTCATCGAGCACTACATCACCAACGTGAAGTATTTCGCCGAGGCCGAAGCAAAAGGCGTTGAACAATACGATGATTGCGATGTGTTCTCAATCACACGTTCAAAAGTTATAGAGATAGTCAACGAAAAGGAAGAAGACAAGCCCTTCTACAAAGCCACGTTGATAGACATATTCATTGATGACAACGGCAATGAAAAGGAAACGAAGTACTACAACCTCGTTTGCGCCAAAGACATCACCGAAGCCAACCGCCTCATGCAAGAACACATGAGACAAGGTCTTAACGACATGCGGCTCGATGCGATTCAAAAGACAAAAATCATAGACCTGATATAGGAGCATAATGTGAGACATTCCCCGCAAGCCGAGCCGGGTACGTGGTCGAGCACCATACGGAGAAAGGAACTGCGGGGAGAAATAAGCCATAAGTGTTTTAGGTGGTATCGGCAGTGGTTCAAACGGGAGAGCGGTATAAGTCGAGTATAAGGAGCGAATATACAGTTGCGGGTTCGAGTCCCGCCTGCCGAACAAAAAGAGAAAGATATGCAATTAAAAGTCTTTACAGCATTCAGCGGATATGACAGCCAGTGCATGGCACTCGACCGGCTCGGAATCGGTTACGATCTGGTCGGCTGGTCGGAAATCGACAAGTACGCCATACAAGCCCATAATGCCGTATATCCTCAATACCGAGACAGGAACTTCGGGGATATATGCCATATAGACTGGGCAAAAGTTCCCGACTTCGACCTGTTCACATATTCTTTCCCCTGCACGGACATTTCAACGGCCGGAAAGCAGGCAGGATTGGAGAAAGGCAGCGGGACACGCAGCAGCCTGTTATGGGAATGCGAGAAAGCGATAGAGACCAAGATGCCGAAATACCTGCTCATGGAAAATGTAAAGTCCCTTACCGGAAGGAAATACAAGTGTTTTTTATCGGCATGGGAACAATACCTGTCCAAATTAGGGTACACGAACCATACGAAGGTTCTGAATGCGAAAGACTACGGCATTCCCCATAACAGGGAAAGAGTATTCATGATTTCGATACGAGACTCGGAATCGTATTATTTTCCGGAACCCTTACCCATTGAAAAGAGATTGAGGGACATTCTCGAATGCGACGTGGACGAAAAGTATTTTTTGGGCGAGAAGATGATAAAAGGTTTCATAAGACACAACATCGCTCACGTAAAAAAAGGAACGGGCTTTTTATGGTTACCTAAAACAGGTGATGGCACAGCCAATTGTCTGAGAGCTAATGGAGCATTAAGTCCGACCGACAATTCGATAATCGTGAGGGAATATTCGGAACCCGAGATAATACAACGCAGCAGAGGATTTAACAAAGGAGGGACATACACGATATGCCCTGCGATAACAAGCAACTCGTGGCAGGAAAATAACTTTCTGTGTCTGGAAAAGATAAGAAGGCTGACACCGAGAGAATGTTTCCGGTTAATGGGTGTCAGCGAATCGGATATAAACAAGATTCAAAATGCGGGAATAAGCGACAGCCGGCAATATGTGATGGCAGGTAACAGTATCGTCGTAGATGTCCTTTTCCACATATTCCGAAAACTGTTCACGGACAAATCATGCGAATCGATACAAAAGAAACTTTTCTGATAAAAAGACAAAATATAATGGAAGAACAGGCCACATACAACCGAAAACACAAATACGATGTATTGATAGGGATAGACCCCGACGTTGAGCGCAGCGGCTACTCCGTATTGGACACAAGGAAAATGAAAATGGAGATGAGTGTTTGCCCATTCCCCTTGTTGGTAGAGGGCATAAAAAAACTTCATGAGCACTGCAAGAAAAACGATGAACGAGTGGCGGTATATGTCGAGGCAGGTTGGAAGAACAAATCCAACTGGCATTTGTCACCGAAAGACACACGGGCGAGCGCAGCCAAGAAAGGCGAGCATGTAGGTCGCAACCAAGAGACCGGTCGCAAGATAGTCGAAATGCTGAGGCATTACGGAATACAAGTCATGGAGCAATCCCCATTGCGCAAGTGCTGGCAAGGGAAAGACGGCAAGATCACCCATGAAGAATTGAAGCGGTTGTGCCAGATGAGCGGGATAGCGTTCAATGCGAGTCGCAGCAACCAAGAAGAAAGGGACTCTGCCCTGCTCGCTATCACCTGCTCCGGATTGCCCATTAAATACAAAGTCGTTGAATCTAAAATAAACAAACCTTATTGTGGAATGTAAATCAGTATTATGAGTACACAAGTATTATCAATAAAGCAGATGAAGCACTTGCAAGAACTTGGATTAAATACAAACTGTGCAAGTGCATGTTGGGTTAAAGTTACCAAAATTGACGGGAAAGAGGTGGAAAATTGTTGGAGTTTAGCTTTTGGTATTGTCCCAAACAAATTTGACAATATGGAGGCAGAAACCGCACCCACATTCACTTTGCAGGATATTTTAGATTTGTTGCCCAGACAAATGATTGATGAGTATGCAAGCCCTTTAATGATAAAATGCACATTCGATTTACTTGTACAGGTTTGTTATAAAGACATTTATGTCACTGCCGAACATGAAGATATTATCGATGCCGCCTACGAGATGTTATGCTGGTGCATAGAAAACGAAAATCTACACGGATTTCGTATTTGCAATTTATCCAATCAAAAATCAATAAATAAAAATACGATATGAAAACGAACCAACTGATGAAAAGGCGAATGGGTAACATAGATGTGACCCAACGTACCAAAGACGGATTTTTCTGTGCATCCGAATTGTTGAAACAGTGGAACGAAGGCAACAACCATAAGAAAAATGTTAACCACTATCTCGAAAACAGTAAGACAAAAGAGTTTATAAAAGCTCTTATAAATGACGACGATCAAATTCGGAATTCCGAAAAACCTATAAATCAAATACTTATAATCAATAAATCGAGAACTAACAAAGACGGGAGCAAAGAGGCAGGGGCTGTTTGGATGTCACCCTTACTGTTCATCGATTTTGCAATGTGGATTAACCCGTCGTTTAAGGTTAAGGTGTTGAAATTCGTCTATGACGAGATGATAAAGTATCGCAATGAAGCCGGCGATGCCTACAACAAACTAGGCTCGGCCGTTTCAAAGATCGTTCGGAAAGACTTCATGCCCCAAGCCATGCAGAAAGTAGGCGAAGCGTTGAACTGGATTGTGTTCAACGAGCATGAAAGGAATATCCGCAACCAATACGGCGAAGAAAAGAAACAGCGGGAATTGTACGAGCTGGAAAGAAAAGTCGCCGACCTTATCAACGAGGGCTTTATCAAGAGCTACGACCAAATGATAACCTATCTGAAAAACGTTTACCGGCACAAGTACCTGCCGGCTGTATTCTCATAACCCAGAATTGTCAAAACAAGAATAGCCATGATTATAGCCAAGCAAGTTATATCCTCCATTATCGAGGAAAAGAAAAAGAATAACAAGGAGCCCTCCATAGCGAGCTTTACCGAAATACAGTCGGTGGTTATCCGGTCACTCAAATCCGAGATAAACGAGTTATGCAAAACCGGTGAGATTGACAAGCACAAGACCCTGAACGGGTGGGCATTTTCAATCACTGAAACTACAAATTAAAAAATGTTTAATCATTTGATTTACAGATGTTTATATTTGCCAAAAAGTAAATAATATATTAAATTTACCATGTAATAAATAAGAACAATTATGAGCACAATCTTACAGTTTCCCAACCGTTTCACGTCAGTGGAAATTGTCATATTATGAGTAAAATTCATGAGTTTATAAAAAGAAAATAGGAACTAAATATACATGGGACGAAATAGAAAAATGGGATTGGACTATTTTCCTTTTGACATAGACACATTTCAAGATATAAGAATACGAAAGTTAATCAAGTATCAAGGCGGTAAAGCTATGACGGTATATGCTCTCCTGCTATGTCTTATCTACAAGGGTGGGTACTACATGATGTGGGACGAAGAGTTGCCCTTCATTATTTCGGAACAGACCGGGTTTGAAGAGGCATATATATCAGAAGTGATTAAGAGCTGTCTGGCACTAGGGTTATTTTCCAAAGAATTATTTGAAATGGAACATGTGCTGTCATCGAAAGGAATACAGGAACGATACAGGGACATTTGCAAACAGATCAATCGGAAATGCGATTTTGTCGAATATTCCCTTATTTCTTCCGAGGAAAAACATATTTCCTCCGAGGAAATGCCTATTTCTTCCGAAGAAATGCCAATAAACTCTGAGAAAATACCACAAAAGAAAATAAAAGAAAAAGAAAAAGAAAAAAAAGAAATACTCTCTAACGAGAGTATAAAGAAAAAAGCGGCGTCCGCCGCCACGCACGAAAGGAAAGAAGCCTTTTATCATTCCCTTGTCCCTTATGCCGACAAGTACGGGAAAGAAATGCTTCGGGCATTCTTCGACTATTGGTCGGAGATGAACGCCTCCCAAACGAAAATGAGATTCGAGAAACAGCCCACATGGGAGCTCTCCAAGCGGCTCGCCACATGGGCAAACAACGAGAAAAAGTATGAAAAAAATAGAAGAGCTGCTACCGGAAAGACCAAACAGGAGCGAGTTGAAGAGTTTGCAAAAGCCATCGCCACCAAGCTGGCAACGGGAGATACTGGCAACCTACAAGACGGGGGAGAATCTGCTCTGCCTTTTTAGCCCCGACAATCAAGTCCGCTATTGCCAGAGCCTCGAACGATGCTTTATCGGCAAAGCTCCGAGCATAGCCCGTGTGTCGAGGACGTTCGGGGGCCACATCGCCGAGTCGTGGCTGGAAATACAGCTTCTCGACCTAGCCGAATTTTCGGGAGTCCGCAAGGACGGAATGACGGAAAAGGAATACGAGGAGATAGCCCGTATCATCATCTCCGGCTATGGTGATTTCAAACTTACCGAGTTCATGGTATTCTTCCAGCGGTTCAAGCAAGGTCTTTACGGGACGTTCTACGGAGTTTTCGACCCTATGGTGATAACAAGGTCTCTTCGAGAGTTCAGAGCCGACAGAGAGAAACTATTGCGGTTCTATGAGGACAAGAAAAGGCAGGAGGAAAAGGAAAAGGAGAGAGAGCTACGTGAAAAGGAGAAAGCGACACCCGATCAGATTCAAGAAATTATCGACAAATACAGCAAAAAGGAAAGTTAAGTATGAAAGACATAGAGCTTTACAACGACTCATTCCAGAATTATAAAGTCTATGGGCTGCCAAAAGCGCAGCTGATTATAGCAGATGTGCCGTATAATTTGGCGAATAACGCCTACGCCAGCAACCCCGCATGGTATATTGACGGAGACAACAAGAACGGCGAGAGCGCATTGGCAGGCAAACAATTCTTCTCGTCCGACAGCGAGTTCCGTCCGGCCGAGTTCATGCACTTCTGTTCCAAAATGCTCGTGAAAGAACCGAAAGAAGCCGGCAAATCCCCCTGCATGATACTGTTCTGCGAGTACGAACAACAGTTCAAATTCATAGAGTTAGGACGCAAATACGGGTTAAATCACTACATACCGCTGGTTTTCCGCAAGGACTTCTCGGCGCAAGTGTTGAAAGCAAACATGAAGGTCGTCGGCAACTGCGAATACGGTCTTATCCTTTATCGGGACAAGTTGCCCAAATTCAACAACAACGGGAGAATGATATTCAACTGCTTCGACTGGGTGAGGGACAACACCACGCCCAAATGCCACCCTTGCCAGAAACCAGTCCCGCTTCTCAAACGGTTGATAGAGATATTCACGGACAAGGGCGATGTTGTCATCGACCCGTGCGCAGGAAGCGGCACGACCCTGTATGCGGCAGCCTCATTGGGAAGAAAGGCATATGGTTTCGAGGTCAACAAGCAATTTTATAACGACGCAAATGAAAAGGTCTTGAAAAGAATACAAGTCAGTTTATTTCAATAGATTATAAAAATCATACAGATATGGGAGAAATAGAACTTATGAAAGGAGGAGAGCAATGAGAAAAACGATATTAGATGCCTGTTGTGGGGGAAAGATGTTCTACTTCGACAAACATGACGAAAGAGTTCTTTTTCAAGACATTCGAAAGGTCTCTACTCATTTATGCGATGGTAGATCATTTGAAGTAAATCCCGACATACAAGCCGACTTTACAAATATGCCATATGAGGATAAATCTTTTTCGATGGTAGTTTTCGATCCGCCTCACTTATTAAGGAATGCTGGAAAGTCAAAGATGGCAGATATGTACGGAAGTTTGAACGAAAAAGCATCGCCAACAGGCTACCAACAAATTAAATACGGAGCTCTGTATTCAGATTGGCGTGATATGCTGGCAAAGGGATTTAAAGAATGTTTTCGAGTCCTGAAACCCGGAGGATTTTTGATTTTCAAATGGAACGAGACAGATATCAAGGTTTCTGAAATTTTGAAGCTCACACCTGAAAGACCAATATTCGGGCATATATCCGGCAAACGATCTAATACACACTGGATTTGTTTCATGAAAGAAATTATAAAGGAGGAATAAGATATGAAGATTAAATTATTGAAAAGATTAAGGAATGATATTTTACAAAATTTTGAATATCATGATGGTGGATGGAGTGGATATTATAGAGTTATCTATAAAGGAACGAGGTATGAGTCAGAAATAGTAAGCGGTTTAAATTATTTTCTTACAGGTGGATACTGGTTTATTAGAAAAGTTATTATCGAAGAAATAAAAAAAATGAGAGAAAAGTCTGATATTAAATTTATGTATATAAAAAAAGATAGTTAGATGATTAAAGGAGGAATAAGAGATGAAGAAAATCATGTTCAATGATAAATACGGACTCACCCAAGCCGTGCTTGAAGGTAGAAAGACGCAGACAAGGCGGATAATGAATCCGCAACCGGAGGACTGTTCTGCTGTACATCGTTTTTATAAATCTGCATATTGGAAGGACAAGCCCATGAGTTTGGTCGTCAACGAAGATGGTAGCGTTTATTGTAAGCTCTGTGGTTATGGAGCAAAGCTGGAAGGAGGCAGTATATTCCGACTCCCGTATAAAGTAGGTGAAATCGTAGCTGTCGCTCAAAGCTATAATTCATTTTACAATGATGAGTGCAATCCTAATTTATTCCCAAACGGTGCAGGCTGGACGAATAAAATGTATGTGAGGCCGGAACTAATGCCACACCAAATCCGCATAACCGATGTGAGGATTGAGAGGTTGCGGGATATATCGGAGCCTAATTGCATGGCAGAAGGGATATGCTATTATGGGAATTATGGCTTTTCATGGGATAGACATAGCAAGTGTTTTCATGATCTTCGTGAAGCCTACGCCGCATTGATAGATAAGATAAGCGGTAAAGGCACATGGGAGAGCAACCCCTATGTATTTGTTTATGATTTCGAACTGGTAAAGTAAAATTATGGAAATAGATAAAATAGAGGCATTTGATTACATGCTCCAACTTTTTGAGGAGTGGCGAGATTCTCATGAAGAATTAAAAAACAAGCCGTTTTCTAAACTTAAAGCCATGAAACTGCTGTTTTTGGCTGCTGCTCCTAAGAAAGATGGGGGCGATGACCTTTTGGATATATTCGATAATTTCTATGCTATGCCATATGGCCCGGTGGAGAGTGATGTATATAATGCGATTCAGGAAGACAAACTTCCTTCGTTTTCGGTTAAATATCGTAGTATTGAACCAAGAGAAGGTGCGGAACCATATAACGCAAAAAGATATAATGACAAATTTTATCACAGAGTAAGAAATGCGGTAAATGATCTGAGAGAGAAAAACGAAAAATTGGTATTACTAAATGCTTTTGAACTAGTAGAGATTACTCATAGATGGTCTAGTTGGAATCGGGCGATGGATTTTGCTGAATTTATGAAGCAATTGAGTGCCAAGATGTCTATTGATTCTATTAGGGATTCAAGCAAGATATTCGATTTAAAATGAAATATAATCATGGAAAGACAAGTAGGAGAAATATTTGAGTACAACGGAGAATGGTATCAGTGTGTAGAGCAACCAAAACAATATGATTGTGCCACTGTTTGTGAATTATGTGCTTTTAGTGCTGTTGGTAATTGCGAACTTGATAAATGTAGTGGAACTTATAGAAGTGACAGTAAATCTGTAATCTTCAAGAAACTTGAAAAGGTCGGAGTGCCTTTTGTTTATGAGGATAAAGTGCTTCAAAGATTAAGGTCTATTGACGGATACTCATGTGTGCACTGTTTGTTTAAAGAGCAAGCGTGCAATTTTGACTCCTGTGATAAAGACTCATTTTTAATAGAAACCAAATTAAAATTAGAAAATATGGAAGAAAAGAAATTGACTTATGAGGAATTAGAACATTATTATGATTCTACTTGCGGTCTTTGGGCTATTGATAGAGACCCCAAACAAGTAACTCTTGAATGGATAGTAGAAAATGCTTTCCAATTAGGAGATACCATACCTGAAAAGGTTTGTGCAAGTAATCTTAAACCCTTTGACCTTGAAGCAGCCAAAGCTGGTAAGCTAGTATGTACAAGAGACGGAAGAAAGGCAAGGATTATTTCCTTTGATAGAAAATTTTTATTCAAGGGCGTAAGCTATCCAATCATTGCTTTGGTAGAAGATACTGCCAAAGAAGAAACCATATATGGTTATAATGAAAAAGGTAAGGTTCTAATTGAAGATGACGCGACATATAAAGATGACTTAATGATGCTCCCCCAGAAGAAAGAGGGGTGGATTAACTTGTGCAAAAATAATCATGGAGATACATCAGTTGTTGGCGTATTTCCTAACAGAGAAGAAGCCGTAAGTAATTGTCCACCATCGTATTTAGGCACAATTAAAATCGAGTGGGAGGAGTAAGTTATGTGGATAGCTAGGGACGAAAGTGGAAAATTGTTTATGTACTCAACTAAACCATTTAAACGTAAGTATACATGGGGATTTAAAGATAAAAATACTACTGTTGTTGTATTAAGTGACAGTTTATTCCCAGAAGTAAAATGGGAAGATAAAGAACCAAGAGAGTTGATATTGAAATAATTGTGTAAGACAAGTAAATCATGGACATTGAAATATTGAAAGAGGAGTACAGCCGGAAGATGGAGAAGGCTCTGAGAAGGGGTGACTTCGCTCTGTTTGACAACTTACGAAGGCAATACGACCGGCTACTACAAACCCGTGAGCAAGTCACGGCAAAAACAATCACCGACACCATGAGCAAAGAGGACAAAGAGAAATGTAATCGCCTCCTGAGAAAAATCCCAGTGTTGGCGGACATTGCAGAATCCTCCGCCGTCGATTTACTTTCACTACTGAAAAAATACGACGGCACTGTTACCCTCCCTATGCTGGAAGAACTGCGGGCGTTCAACCACATCGCCAGTGACCTGCGATCCATCATAGACCGTGTAGGCGACGAATCTTTTGCCATTTCCTTTGGAGATACATGTGACAGGGTGAACGAAAAAATCGAAAGCATATTTGATGAAAATTAGGAGTAAAATATGAGTTATAAAAAATTATTTGAAACATGATTGAGAGTATATACAAGTCATATCCTTTCTGCGAGAATTGGGAGAAGAAACATTGCAAGAGTGTCATTGAGGAAGCCTATCAGTGGGGTGAACAACTCAAAAAGAAAAATATTAAGCAAAAAATTAATACAAGAATAAACATGATGAGATTTTATAATGGGACGAAGCAGGATATAAATGGGAACTGCAAAGTTACCAAAAGTTAAACTCTTGATTATGAGCAAAATAAGGTTGCAAATATTTGGTTAACTCACTGATAATGAGTATCTTTACAATACTAAAAGAAACCAATATTATTTACTAAAATAGTATAGCGATGAAAACATTTGAAGAATTTAAGAATGAGGTTAATGAGTTGGTGGACATCTACAATCAGCAAGACCACTGGGTCGATGGTGAAGTAGGTAGACTTAAAGTAACTATCAAACCGATATTCGGAGATTTTAGCAACGATGGCTATATGCCGAAGTATTGCTCTAACTTCGTAATTTATTATGGCAGCGAGAATCCTTGCAAAACTAATCGCTTCTTTACGTTTGATTTGATGATTAACAAATACGTGTCTGGATTCATATCTTCTAAGGATAGGACTACAAGAAAGAATGCAAGAAATGCATTCAAAGGTATTTTTGAGATTTAATTTAGTACCCTTACAATACTAAAACAAACAACATTACTAACAATTAAAAGACAAGAACGATGAAATACCAAGTATCAAAGAAAGGTTCAAGTGTAACATTTAAGTTTGAAACATACGAAGAAGCAGTTGATTTTTGCAACACAATGATTTTTTTGGAAAATGCAAGAGGCGCAGAATATCCAGAACTTACAATAAGTGAAATAAAATAAGATATATTACATAAGAGCAATGAAAACATTTGATTTTTATCAGGACCGCAAAGTAACATGTTGGGAGCGTACTCAGTTTTCTATCGAAGCAGAAAGTTATAAAGAAGCGTTAGAAATAATAAAATCATGGGAAGGTGAAGATGTACTTTGTTTTGAAGATGACAAGCAGATAATGGTTACAGACGGAGAAACTTTATATGAAACATCAGAGGCTATTTCTCCTATTGATAACGGAGGTAGACCAACTATAGAAGTATTTGATAGTACAGGTAACAAAATTACTGATAATGTCATGAAAACACGATTATGAAAGTATATAACTCAAATGGTATATTGGTAGCAGAAGGCTACTTGGTGTCCAATCCTAATTTTGTCCCCAAAGGTGAATACAAAGAAACAGAATTGGACAGATACAAGCGTAGTGTTGATTTTCGGATAACGAACTGTGGTAACAGGTATGAAATCATCTTCAATAAGCCTGTTGTTCTCAAAGAGACACGCTCTATCAAGCGCATAAGCAGCAAAAACAGTTACGCATACCTTGTTACAGAAAAAGCCTTAGAAAGCCTGAAAAAGCAATATACTCACGCTTGCGATTTCTAATCTTATTATCATAAAAAGTTTATTTACAAATTAAATTATCATACAATGGACAAACAAATAGCATCTGTTTATGAAACATACGACTACGATAAGTTTCATATCATGGAAAAAGGGAATAGGGAAATTGACCATTACAAGAAGATTGCAACTCAAATGAATGAGCAATTCCTATTTACAGTTATTATTGTGAATGAAAAATTTGAAATAATAGATGGGCAAAACCGTTTTCTTGCATCAAAGGAACTACATAAACCTATAAGATACATCATAGTAGAAGGATACGGCGTTGAGCAGGTGCGTATGTATAATATGGAAGCTCGGAATTGGCAAAAAAAAGACTTTGTTAAATCCTATGCAGATGAAGGTAAAAAAGAGTATGTGAAGATAATGGAGTTTCAAAAAAGGTATCCAGATTTCCCAATCTCTATATGCGAATTTTTCTTGCGAATGTCTTTGACTTGTGATTATGATAAAAAGAGACACCTAAACCATAGTGCCATACGAAGAGGTCTTTTTGTTATAAAAGATTTTGAAACCTCATGCAAACTAGCAGATATGGTAATGGCTTATAAACCCTTTTGTGAAAACCAGAGTTCACCAATATACAGGAGAAGGGCGTTTGTAGCAGCTATTATAAAGCTATATCGATGTGAAGACTTTGACAATGAGCTCGTATTAAAGAAAATAAAACTCAATCCCCGTGCTTTCACTCCATGTGTAAATTCCGATGATTATATCAGAATGATCGAAGATATAGTGAATTTCAGAAGTAGGAATAAGGTGAGATTTAATGTATATTCAAAATAGCAATAAAGGCAGTAAATATCGCTGATTCTCTCACAGTAGAGTTTAAGAAATATATTTATATATTTCATTTCTTAAATCTTGCTACCTGAAAGGAGTGTCAGCGATATTACTGTATCTGTATCAAATTTGCCGCTCAACGGAGAATGCAGGAAAACACTAAAACTGGCGAATATAGTAGATTAAACAAATTTAGTCTTAAAAGTATATGAAATTCATTCACTTTTACTATTTTTGAAAAAAAATCGTATGAAGTAATGCGAAACATGCCTATGGACGAAATTAAAATTTTTGAGAATGAGCAATTCGGAAAAGTAAGAATTGCAATGAGTGAGAGTAACGAGCCATTGTTTTGCTTGGCAGATGTGTGCAGTATTATAGGCATTACTAACGCAAGAAATGTCAGGTCAAGACTTGAAGAAGATGATGTCCGCCAAATGGACACCATAGATTCGTTAGGTAGAAATCAACAAGTTACATTTATAACAGAAAGCGGTTTATATGATGTGATAATTCGTAGTGACAGCGAAAAAGCAAAGCCGTTTCGCAAATGGGTGACAAGTGAAGTTCTCCCTTCTATCCGAAAACATGGCGTATACCTGACAAACGAAACACTTGAAAAGGCTCTTTTATCTCCAGATTATTTAATTAAACTTGCTACCCAAATTAAAGAAGAACGCCAAAAGCGCATTGAAGCGGAAAAAAAAGTAGCTGAAGCCGCACCGTCAGTTGCATTTACGAATGCGGTTCAATCTTCTAATACTTCTTGCTTGATTGGAGAACTTGCTAAATTAATTGCTCAGAACGGTTATCCAATCGGAGAAAAGCGGTTATTCGCATGGCTGCGTGAAAACGGATATCTTGGGAAACATGGTGAACGGTACAATATCCCCAATCAGCAATATATTGAACAAGGATTATTTGAGTTGAAAAAAGGAGTACGGTCTGGTAATGGTGGCGTATTACATACCACTATAACACCGAAAATAACCGGAAAAGGACAAGTATATTTTGTAAACAAATTCCTTAGAAATCAATAATAAATACACAGTGTGAAGATGCACTGCACAATTATACAATCATGGACGAAATAACCGCTATATTAAACAGTGCCCGACCCGTTGATAATATTATCAATGACTTAAAAAGAAAATCCGTTTGTGTTCCTTCATGGGAATTTCTTATTAAAGCGTATGAACCATCATTCCATGAAATAGCCAAAGATACTATAACACGAAAAGATAAAATACGCAAAGACGGGACAAAAGAAGAAGCATCACGCATTTACATTGGCCTTGAAAAGCTGCTTACAAAGCGTATGACTGAGTTCATGTTTGCCATTCCTGTAAAACGTATCTACCACAACACAGAAGGATTTGAAGTCCGCCAACAGATAGCAAAGGCTATAGAGGCAATTTACAAGTATGCCCGAATCGATACAGAAAATATTAAACGTGCAAATGCGTATTTCGCCTCATGCGAAATTTTCACAATTTGGTACGTAGTAGAAAAGACCAATACATTATATGGTTTTAATAGTAAGTATAAGCTAAAATGCAAGACATACTCGCCAATGGAGGGAGTAAAACTATATCCATTGATCGACGAGCTTGACGATATGCTTGCAATGTCCTTTGAATACACCAAAAGGGTAAAGGACGAAGTAATTACTTATTTTGAGACATACACATCGGACAAACATTATAAATGGAAACAAAATGGTAAAGGTTGGGAACCTGTCGGTACTGTTGAACAAATACGATTAATGAAAATACCCGGTGCATACGCATTTAGACCTGTTCCTATATACCACGGATTAACTCGTATTCGCAAAGAATTGGAATATACACTTTCTCGTAACTCCGACGTGATTGCCTATAATTCAGCACCAATTTTGAAAATAGCCGGTGGTATAAAAGGTGGAGAAGATAAAGGAGAAAGCCGTAGAGTTTACCGTGTGGAATATAATGGAGACGTATCGTATGTATCATGGTCGCAATCTATCGAAGCATTGAAGTATCATGTGGAAACCCTGCTTAAACTCTATTGGATGCAATCGCAGATGCCGGACGTTTCTTTTGACAACATGAAGTCTTTGGGGAACATAGGTTACGATGCCAGACAAATGCTTTTGACCGACGCACACTTAAAGGTTGGAGACGAAAGCGGCTCATGGATTGAGCTTTTCGAACGTGAGGCAAGTGTCATCAAAGAATTTTTGAAGCACATGAACACATCATGGGCAAGCGAAATTGATAATATAGAGATTGAACATATCATTACCCCCTTCATACAACAAGATGAAGATGCCACAGCAGATCGCTTATTGAAACTTAATGGAGGAAAACCAGTCATGTCTCAGCTTGAATCTATCCAACAGGCAGGTTATAGCAATGACGCGCAGGCTACATTGGAACAGATACGGCAAGAGGAGACTATCACTTCACAAAGCAGGGTCGATAATATATTCGGAGAGTCAGCAATTTAAATACTGAAACATTATGAGAAAAAGAATATCAATGTGGCTCATTAAGTTATCTTATAAAATCAATCCACAAGAAAGATTGAGCAATATTGAAAGTGTTGATAACTACGAAGCAAGGAAGCTTGGCGTCTGCCTTGTCCTGACTAAAAAAGAAATCAAGGATTACCGAAAGAAGAAGAAAGTTGACGAAGGGTGGTCCAACCGTAAGGCTGTTGAAATGCTTGTCTGTGAAACCAAGAATGAGATACGCAAGTCAATCATCAACTCCATCAATCAAAAAGATTTGATTGAATATACAGTCTGCAAGGTTGGGGACGAGATCCATGTGAGAGGTGAAATCAAAGTGTACATCAAGAAAGAACAGTAAAATGAAAGTTCCAGTTGATAATATGACTTTCGCTGAAAGTGAATACCACCGTGGAGATAAAATTTGGACAGCCCAAACACTCTATGACTTTGCAAAAGTAAAAGAATACCCTATACTTGATATGCCCTTATGGAATATTGACTTGACAGCAGAGCCGTTTGAGTGTAATCAACTTCATAGTTTTATATTTCAGTGCAAACGAGTGAATCAATGTTCTCTTGAATATCCTATTATTCTTGATGATGTAGGACAAATCGCCGATGGATACCACCGCTTATGTAAAGCAATACTAGAGGGTAAAGAAACAATTAAAGCTATTCGTTTATTGGAAATGCCAGCACCTGACAGGGTTGAAAATAAATAATACGCAATGGCAAAGCCAAAAACTCCAAATCAGAAACGCAAGTACGGCGAGCTGAATAAACGGCTCGCCAAGTACGTCATGCTTGTGGAATCCATATACGAGGATTTGAATTTAGAGGCGGCTAAAATAGTCGGAATTACCGATTTTACCATTGATAGTGATAGGACGTTTATGTGGTCGGATTATCCCCAAACAAGGAAACGGATAAGAGACTTACAAGAACGGTTCGTTGAGGACATCGGATCTGTAATATATAGTGGAACTTCTGAAGAATGGAAAAACAGCAACGAAGTTCAAGATCTTCTTGCCAACAAAGTATTGCAAACTTATGGCGCAACCATAGGAAAGGAGAAATACGAAATCCTATACCAGCCCAATAATGATGCATTGAAAGCGTTTCAGCAACGTAAGGATAAAGGATTTACCATATCAGATAAGTTGTGGAATCAATCGACTCTGTATAAACAGGAACTTGAAGAAGCCATATCATGTGCCATTCAAAAAGGTACGAGTGCAATTACATTAAGCAAGCAAATCTCCAAATATCTGCTCGATTTCCCGCAACTACAAAAAGATTACAAGGAAAGGTTCGGAAAAGCATCACGGGCAATGGATTGCGAGTATCGTTCTATCCGTTTGGCTGCTTCCGAAATCAATATGGCATACCGCCAAGCTGAAAACCTTCGCTGGCAACAGATGGACTTCGTGGTGGGATATGAAATCAAGTTGAGCAACAACCATACTTGCAACGGAAAGCCTTTCCAAGACATTTGCGATATACTAGCTGGAAAATACCCGAAAGACTTCCAATGGACCGGTTGGCATCCCCTTTGTTATTCAGATGATAGCGAAGTTCTGACGAATAGAGGTTGGAAGTTATTCAAAGACGTTTTAGATGATGATTTGATATTATCGTTAAATCCAAATACACGTAATATAGAATGGGTTGAATTTATCGATAGACAATGTTTCTCATATTATGGAGAAATGATACATTTCTACAATCGCTCTCTTGATTGTCTCGTAACCCCAGAACACAATATGGTGTATTTGAATAAGAATGACGGAAAAATTAAGAATTGCCAAGCGAAAGAATACACGAAAGGTAAAGGCAGATTTTATAGAGGTTGCGAGTATGAATCAGGCGATGTCGAATTTTACCAAATTGATGATTTGATAATCCCATTTGATTTGTTCTGCGAATTTATGGGGTATTGGCTTTCTGACGGTAGTACAATGAGCAATTCAGGCGTCGTAATATCCCAGCAAGAGGGAGAAACGGCAAGAGATAAAATAGTTGATTGCATCAAGCGTATGGGATTTGAACCACATCTTGAAAAACAAAAGGTCGTATTTTATAACACTACCATACGCAACTATTTGAAGATTTTTGGACGGTGTATAAACAAATTTGTCCCGTATGTTATAAAGAATGCTTCAAAGAGGCAGATAAGGATTTTTCTTGATGCCTTTGTCCTTTGCGACGGTTATAAGCGTCCTTGCAGATCATTCATAGGGAATCACGGTAATGAATTCAAGTCAGATAAAGATGAAATCATATACTTCACCACATCTGAACGCATGGCAGGAGACTTATCCGAACTAATACTGAAATCAGGACATAGGCCTTCTTTTTCTATAAATAAAGCAGGAGTATCACACAAAGCGAATGGTCCAATTATAAAGTCAAACTATGATTGTTACTCTATACGTGAATGCTATTCTGTCACGTCTTCGGTATTTAATAAAGAGATACAGCATTATGATGGTCTTGTCTATGATTTGACACTGGAACGCAACCATATCATGTATATCCGCAGGAACGGAAAATGCTTTTGGGGTAGCAATTGTCGCTGTTACAAAATCCCCATTCTAAAAACCGAAGAAGAATTTTTGGAATGGGACGGTCGGAGTGAAGCCACGACAGCAAGCGTGAACGAAGTTAAAGACGTACCGGACGCTTTCAAAAAGTGGATAAACGAAAATATACAGCGAGCAAAGAGTTGGGACAGCGCACCTTATTTTATTCGTGATAATGATAAATATATTCGTGAGGACTTTAAGGTAAATGTTTATAACAAGACAGAGAAAACCTTTGTTCGAAAGCGCAGGACAAATCTTGCTATGAGCCGTGTAGAGTATTACAACAAGATCTATCCGCATATTCCCGAAGTGCAGCAAGCTGCGGTCAATGCCTATACCCAAGCCATCTCCTCTGGCAACAAGAGGGCTACTAGTCGTGAAATTAACCGCCGTTTACGCAATGGAACGGAAGATGAATATGTGGACGTGGCAAGCCGTCTGATAAGTCAAGCCTTATCAAGGCTCCCCAAATATGAAGGTGTTGTTTATCGTGGAGAGACCATGAGCATAAAGAAACTTCAAGAACGGTTCCTTGACCATATCGGCGATGTAGTGTCCGATAAGGGTTTCATTTCGTCCAGCCTTTACATGGATACACCTATGAAGTTCATATCACATGCCGGAATACCCAAGAGTCACAAGCGTGTAATCTTTGAGATACAAAGCAAAAACGGACGCAATATCAGCAAAATATCAGAATTTAATGGTATATTTACACTTGAAAATCAACATGAAATTCTGTTTGACAAAGGAACTAAGTTCTTGGTTAAGAAACGTAGGATAGAAGGAGATGGCACTTATAGAATAATACTTGTAGAGCAATGAAGAAGAAATATAAAATAATCGGCGAAACGGAAAAAACCGTTACTTTTATCTATGGCGGTACAGAATGCTGCTATGCCAAATCCTGTTATTCTTCTATCGAGGAAGTAATTAAAGAGATTGATGAGGAAAGGAAACAAGAAAAAGAAGTAATCAAGCATATCGAAGCCCAGCGTGCTACTATGACACTCGAAGAACGCACCGGCTGGGACGAGGCCGACCGTGCCGTGTTTGAGCGTTGGCAAGATGAAGCCAATACCAATATGTACCTTGACGGCATTATTTATGAAGATGAAGACCCGGATTTCAATCCATTCAGGAAAGACGATAAATAGTGGCAACCATGAAGCAAATCAAGCTATCAAAACAGGAGAAGCAAGTGTTGCGTTTAATCAGCAGCGGGATTGTCTGCCCAAACACTTATCCGCACCATATATTCATTTCGTGCGTAGACTCGCTGGAAAGATTAGGTCTTGTCAAAGGTCTATGGAACGAGGGGCATGAACTTGAAGATGTCCGCATAACGAAATATGGAAAAATTTATCTTGCCACCAATCCTAACTTGCGCAATCCCATAGACTGGAAATGGATTATAACTACCATCATCGCAGTAGCAAGTGCCATATTCGGCGCTATGGCCTTGTTTGTGGCTTGCTCGATAAAATACGGATAATTCCTTTGATTTAAATAATTGATGTTTATACAACTCTAATTTGGCATTTGTTTACACACGTCTATTTTGAGGCATATAAAAAGCGGTGAGATTAATTTTTCATCGCTTTCTTTTTACGTTTTCTGGTGGTGCACTTCATTATTTGTGAATATTGTAATTTTGCATTAAACGGAATTTCGCCTTAGGATTCACTGATTTAGGAAATCGTATAATAGCCCTCAAAGGTTAATAATATTGAATTATGTATGAAATTCATACACTTTCAAGATTCCATGCTCTAATTTTGTGCCCAATAATTAGCATTACCTCGTAAAATTCAATACTTTTGTAATGCTACAAGTTGATGAACTTAATCATCTCGCAGGGCAAGCGGTTAATTTGCTCAATAGAAAGTTGGGCTTTTTTTATGCCTATACTTTTATATATTGGCGGCCTCCTATACGTAAGTAAAGATTAGCCTTTCGAGGTGAAGTCCATTAACTTGTAGCAGCGTATATGGCGGCCGCTTTTTGCTGCCTATCATACAACTTAATGCTACAAGTTTATGGCAGCCCAAATTCAAGTCCTAAAACAAACAGAATTGCTTGGACACCAATTCACAGTTTACGGAACAGCAGAAAATCCCATGTTCCTTGCAAGAGAGATTGCAGAATGCATCGATTACGACAAAACAAGCCTTAACAAATTGGTTGCATCTGTAGATGATGATGAAAAGGGTCGGAACATTATTCCGACCCCCGGTGGAAACCAACAAGTTTGGTTCCTAACCGAAGGTGGTTTATACGAAGTCCTTATGCAAAGCCGCAAGCCAATAGCCAAACAATTCAAGAAAGGGGTCAAACAAATCCTTCACGAAGTACGTACCACAGGCGGCTACATCTCCACCAAGCAAGAAGACACACCAGAAGAAATCATGGCACGTGCGCTAACCATTGCACAAGCCACTCTTGCCAAAAGATAAGAACGATTAAAGCAGCTCGAAGCTGAAAATGCCCAGAAACAAATTATCATCGAGAGAAAAGACGAGGAAATATCAATAAAGGACGATACTATAAAGGTCCTCGCCCCCAAAGGTAAATGTTACGATGAAATCATGTCGAGTGAAGGACTTGTGACGACAAACATGATAGCGGCATTCTTAGGTGTATCGGCTATAAAACTGAACAAACTACTCTGTGAATGGGGAGTTCAATACAGACAATCTTCTGTTTACTTCCTCACGGCCAAATACCGCAGTAAAGGATTTACCAAACATGTCCCCTACCCTTATATGGATAACGGAGTACAGAAATCAAGAGAGCACATGTATTGGACCGAATCAGGTAGAAAGTTTGTCATTGAATTGTTCAATACCAAACTCTCGGCATAATATCAGCTATAACCATAAAGTTATTATAAATCCAAAGGGGCGGTTTATCCGCTCCGGGTTACCCTACCCTAATAGGGTGCTTTTATATGTTTGTTAAATTATAGACGGGGCAGCCGCTTGTGAAAGTAAGCTATCCAACCGGTAGCGGACGTGTCCGGGAGGATTCCCGCTATTCCTAACATCGTTAAACAATAAACTTTTTTTATATGGAAACAACCGAATTAAAACAAGATGAGCAGACAGTAGAAGTAATCGAACATCGTAGCGTCGATACCATGCGTAACGCAGTCATCAGTGGACAGACAAGGGAGTTATTAATCATGTTGGCAGGATTGCGGGATATAGAGAACTCTTTTTGCAACTGGAAGAACAAGTACGGAATTGTATCAGATAATGATACAGATCACTTTATACAACTAACAACCCAATGCGGAACCTTGATACAGGAAAGTATCATTAAGTCTATAAATGACAATTTAGGCCGATTGGATTTTAAGGCGATATGAAACGTAATATTTTAAGCATTAATATAAAGATACCGATGTTTATAATATATCGGATCCCGATTTCCTGAACGTCTCCCTCTCCGAGCTTTCAGGCTAGGTGGAGTATCCAGACGAACGGCAAGCCAAGAGAGAAATTTTTCTAAAATAGAATAAAAACAGATACGATTGTTTGCTAATTTGGAAACAAATTATTATCTTTGTAAATATAACAAGAAACGATATGGCCGGGCATACGATAACCATAATACTAAGCGATGAGGCGAACAGTTTTGTAAGGCAGCAGCCATTCAAGGCACAGCAGAAGATAGCGTATAATATTCGTAGAGTGCAGAGTGGTCTAATAGAAAAGGACGTTTTCAAGAAATTGGAAAACTCTGATATATGGGAGTTACGGACGCTTTTCAACGGAATTTGTTACCGTCTGTTTGCTTTCTGGGACACCAAGAAAGGGGCTTTGGTAGTGGTTACTCACGGGATAGTGAAAAAGACGCAGAAAACCCCTAAAAAGGAGATAGAAAAGGCAGAGAGAATAAGGAAAGAATATTTTAATGATAAAAAGTAACAGATATGGCAAAGATGAATTTCACACCAGCAGACAAATTGATAGATGATGTATGGGGAAAGGTGGGCACTCCCGAAAGGGACGCTATGGAAGCTCAACTCAAAGATGATTTGCAGGCTTATTACATTGGAGAGGCTATCAAGGCAGAAAGGCTCAAACAGAACCTCACACAGGAGGAATTAGGCAAAAAAGTAGGCGTGAAACGCTCTCAAATTTGTAAGTTGGAGAGCGGTAAAAGTTCTATAACCCTTTCCACGATGAGTAGAGTATTCCAAGCTTTGGGAATTACAACGGCCACCCTTGATTTGGGAATAGGCGGAAAGGTTGCTTTGTGGTAAGCATATAAAGCAGGATCCATAACGAGGAGGACGCAAAACGCCCTCCTTTTTTGTCTCCTTATACTTTAAATTTAGGTCGTGATTAGGTAATAAATAAACTTAAACGAGTTACAAATGAAATCATTGCTTCATTCATAATCTTTAATTCAAATCCAGACAATACTATCCTACAATCGAGAGATACCGGCTTAAAGATTCTATTTCAGCCCGTATAACGACCTTTTGAAAATCTGCCGGATTGTTCTCCGTATGAGAGGCTTCCAGTGCCTTGTAATAGCTTATTTTGTCCTCGTTGCTGCCTTTGAGATTTACCAGCGTATAACCGTTGCGGAGTAAGTATAGATTCATCAGAAGCCGAGATGTGCGCCCGTTCCCGTCTATAAACGGGTGTATTCGTACCAACTCATCATGAAGATAAGCCGCAATGAGCACCGGGTGAATGCCCTGCTCCTCCATTCCGGAAAACCTTGTCATAAAAGCCTCCATTTGTGGTTGTATCAAATACGGCTGTGGAGGGACATGTGTACTTCCCGAAATCATAACAGGCACGCACCGATAACGTCCGGCATTCTCTCTGTCTATGCCATGTAGCACAATAGCGTGTATTTCCTTGATTGTGCGCTCCGATATTTCCATAACTCCCTTTGCAAAGTCCTTTATGTAGTCTATCGCTTCAACGTGGTTAATCGCTTCAAGGTGTTCCCGCATTGACTTTCCGGCGATAGTAACTCCCTCGTTCACTACTAACTCCGTTTCTTGCAGTGTGAGCGTATTTCCCTCGATCCGGTTGCTTTCATAGGTGTATTCAATGGCAAACGCATTCTCTATCTTTTGCAGGGCATCCGGTGGTAATGGGCGCAGCCCCAACAAACGGGCTTTCAACGTGTCGCATTGAAGTAATAGCTTTGTTATTTCCTCGTTCATGGCTTAATCTTTTGACTCAATTACCTTTAACTTCGCTCCACATTTAGGACACGTCAATACAGTAGTATCGATATTGGGGCGTACTTCTTCCGGTGATACAAACAACTCCCACATGGGTACATTTAATGCCTTAGCGATCTTCTCAAGTGTATCTAACTTGGGTTTTATTACTCCATTCACAATATTTCTTGTATTTACGTCAGTAACTCCTATTTGTTTAGACAACCATACCGCAGTCTTACCTTGTTTTGAAAGTAACTCTTTAATCTTCATTTCCATAATGTAAGGTATTACAATATTATTTTCATCAAAGATATGAATAATATTTTGAATATGGCTAAATCATAATGTACCACATTGTTAATTAATGATAAACATCTTTATATCATAAAACTAAAACAAAGATATGAAAACGAAAATCAACAAATCGCAACTCTTCAAAATGGCATGGTCAATGTATAAACGCTCTATCTCGGTTCTCGGCCGTGAGTTCTGCCAGTCGTTCAGTGCTTGTTTGAGGAACGCATGGTTTAAGATGAAAGCGGAAGCCCGCAAAGCCGAAAAAGAAGCCCGCCGGTTAATGAGAAAGTCGGAATCCGAACAAAAGCCCGAATCGGTTGTATTCGACTCAGCAATGGAAAGAGGTATAATAGAGTATTACAGAAACCAAAGCGGGCGTTATTGCGGAGATTGATACACCAAATACACGTGCTCTTCCAAAACAACAAGAGCGGTGGCCCGGCTATATCACTGTGGAAACAAAAGCCGGGTCACTTTAATAAAAACCAATAGATTAAACCTATTGTCCGTGATACTCCATTTCATTCATTTCAAGTTACCAAAAGTTAAACTATTGATTATGAGCAAAATAAGGTTGTAAATATTTTGTTAACTCACTGATAATGAGTATCTTTACAATACTAAAACAAATCAATATTACTAACAATTAAAAGACAAAGAGCAATGGAAATATCAAAGAAATTAACAAGCAAGGAGAGTTTTGCTATTCTACACGAAATAGAAAGTCGCAAATATCCAGGCGGTATAAAATTCTCAGATTGGCAAGAGCAAAAGGAAAAAGCGAAGTTGGACGCAATCAAAAATCTCGTACCCGAAGTTGGACTTGGCTGTACGGTCTGCTATTACTCGGATAAACGAGCGGCAACAGTTACTAAAATTATTTCTCCATGCAAGATTGAGGTTACTTTCAATCAAACCAAATGTATAGACTATTATGCCAGCGAATATGAAGTCCTACCAGAATTGGAAGGAGCACCAAAAGTGTTCACCAAAAGAAGGAATGGATATTGGGTAGCAGAAGGGCAGCATTACAAAGATGGAGTTCTGCTTATGTTGCATTATCAAAATCACTATATAGATCCGACATTTTAAAATTAAGAGCAATGAGAACAGCAACATTGAAAGAGCCATATAAAGGCTATAGAAACATAATTCTAATCGAATATTGGCCGAACATGCATAAATGGGAAGTCGAGATTTGTGGAAGTGGTAAACATATTTTTGTATATGAAGACGAATTTGAGGAGGATTAAGCCATGACATACGAAGATTTGAAAGAAGAAGATGTTAATAAGATGCGGAATCTTAATCGCAAGAATCACTACTGTCTATCTTGTACAGAATTGGAATCACTTGCCAAGAAACATCAAAACCATCGCAAAATTGGTGATGAATATACCTGTTTACTTATAGAATATCGATTAACTGATATAAATTTCCACACCGAAGCGTCATTGTTACACGCTGGAGAATATGAAAAAGTCATAGAAATAATAAAAACGTGGTAGTTTAGACAATTTTAGCACTAAAAGTGCATGAATTTCATATACTTTTTTATATATTTACACCGTAAAAAGAACAAAAAATGAAGATTTTTACATCGTATTTCGGTAATAGTCGAAAACTGAAAGAGGCGGGAGTTAATATGATTTGCGTAGCAATCGGAAAACCCAGATTTATAGCTGGTATTCCGCAAATGTTGAATGTTTGTCCCACCCGCTATATGGTAAGTGGACCTTGTTCCCACGATGAATACCTAAAACTTTACGACAGAATATTGGCAAGCCAAGATGCGAACCAAGTCGTGAAACAAATTGAAATGTTAAGCGGAGGAAAAGACGTTGCTCTTTGTTGCTACGAAAAACCGGGTGATTTCTGCCATCGCCATATTTTGGCAAAATGGATCACAGAAAATACTGGTATTGAAATCACAGAATTTGGAGTTGTTGAGAAGAAAGAACCTAAGTATGAACAAGCAAGTTTGTTTTGAGTATGAGAAGAAATATTAAGTTTAGAGGTAAACACGTTGAAAGCGGAAAATGGATTATCGGTTGGTTATTTCAAGACGATGACGACCACTTTCCAATGATTCATCAAGGAGGTACACTTGACGATTGGGAGCAAGTGAAGGAAGACTCTGTTGGTCAGTTCACAGGCTTGCTTGACAAGAATGGGGAAGAAATATATGAGGGTGACATTGTTGAACGAATAGTTACAGATGGATATGACTATGGGTTTATAGGTGAAGTGAGTTTTGATAACGGAGTTTTTGGTATAAAACATAAAACTTATAAAGGTTACATTGTGTCAGATTTTGTATATTCCTCAGATTGGAATGATGGGCATGAACATGGAGCCGTTTTATATGAATATGAAATAAAAGGAAATATATACGATAACCCAGAATTATTAGCCAACCATCAATAGCGTTTGATGGAATGCTGCCAGATTTGCCAAGCAAGCGGTGGTTTGACAGCATAGGCAAAAGGGAATTTAGCAAAGATGGTCTATGCGTCGGACTGAAAATCCGAAGAACAAGGTTCGAATCCTTGAGTTCCCACAGCCTTGTATCAATGAACGCACCATTTTCTAAAATTTGAGGTTGTTATGGGAGCAACCGATATATAGAAGAAAATAGTAGATTGAGAGAGTATGGTAAAACCCATATAAGTCCAAAGGGTATCAATCAAGGTGGATCTTCACAAAATCATGTGAATGTTGACTGTGGCTACATGGCGGTTCATAATGTTGGCAGCTCGGAAAGACGAGCGTTTGCGGAAATAGCTCATCGGTAGAGCGTTGGCATTCCAGCCAAAGAGTGGGGTTCGATTCCCTGTTTCCGCTCAACCCTTATAGTAGCGATAAGCAAAAGCAAGAACATGAAAGCTTGTGCAGTTTACGGGGTGATGGAAATTGCCATCTGACACGACTGAAAGAAGCCGAAAAAATTGCATGAGTGTTCTTGCAAGTAACTTGAAGAATGATTGAATTTGTGTTTAAGTCTGCCGGGAATACGCTCGGCAGATTTAACACAAAATGTATATGAAGTTATATACAACCCAAGAATATGTACGATAAAGGACTAATAAGAGCATGCGAAAACTCTGGTTGCGGTTGGAAGTGTTGTTCGTTCGGATCGGACGGACATATTGTTATTCTACCCCATGAATTTGCTGGACACGAACAGGAAATATCCCATTTACAAATTATAGATAATGATTATTTTGGCGGTAAAAAGGTAAAATGTATCGCTAAAAACTGCAAATCATGTGATAACGGCTATAAACCTATCATGTGTCGTACCTATCCATTGTGGATAAAATCAGTGAAGAAAGGCTTTGTTTTTCGTAGTGGTAAGTGCCCTTTGAAGAATGAACAACTAACTAAGCATAAAGAGTTTGTATTAGGTATTTTTGAAAATTACAGAAGAAAATTACTACCTCAAACAGATATTGATGTATTCCTATCTAAAGCATGGATAGACAGATATGATCCTTTGTTCCCCACTGATATAGGAAGCATTGAGTGTAAGATGGAAATCAAAACGCTGTCCATGTCTGACATTTCTGAAATTGAAGCAATGGAACAAACCATGCTCTCAAATCCTGAAACCTGCTTTGCATCAGAACCACAGGATATAACTAAATGTTTGCAATCCGGTTGCAGTTATGGCTTATTGCTAGACGGTTCTCTTGTAGCCTATTCGCTTGCTTATTTTACGGAATACGGTACGGCATACGTCGACAAATGTTTTGTCTGTTCTGGTTACAGAGGGCATGGATTCCAGTACCTCCTTCTCAATGCGAATATCGCAAAATTGGTTTCTAATGGTGCACAAGAGATATTTGCAATGACCTCTCCTAAAAATGAAGCAAGCATAAAAAGTTTCACCAATGTCGGGTTCTCATTCAAACGAGATACGAAATACAAAGGAGCTGAACGTATCATTTTAAAATGGGAGCTATGAAAGTAATCATATATACTGATAATGTTATAAAGAACATCAAGAAAGCGGAAACGCTTGTGAATGTCCCTGTCTCTCTCATGTTCAAAGACTTCTATGAGGATATTTGGAGACATATCCATTATAGGGTTGATAATGACATTTTCTCGCTTCACTTTGAAGATAGCGTGTGCTACTCTATTGGAAAAGCAATTCATAATCAGAAAGGGGCAGTAACTGTTACTGCGTATGAAGCAATGGATTGTGTAGTAAATAAGGGTATTAAAAAAATATATATTCCCATCAATGCTTTCGACAACAGAGAGGGAGTAAGCCTATTTGAAGCAAGACAGATTGCTAATACGGTTCGTAAATGCGATGATAATTCTCACGCTTATGGTATGATTACTTCCGGTTGCCTAAATGGAAACAGGCCGAATATGCAACGATTGTGTGAAATATGGTCTAAGCTGAATAGTTATATTGAATCTATCAGTTTAGGT